GGCACGACCGGCACCGTGCAACTGCGCCACGAGCGCGACAGCGTGAACATCAATGCCGTGGCCACCGCCGGCACGGCCCTGGTGGCAGCCGGAAGTGACAGTACGGTGGCATTCCGCGATGTCGGGGATGTGACCCACACGCTCACCGGCGCCGAGGCCGTGCAGTTTGGCCTGGCCGTGATGCAGTGGGTGTCGGCGCATTACGCCGCCGCCTGGGCGCACAAGGACGCGATCAAGGCGATGCAAACGGCGGGCGAGGATATCGCCGACTACGACCTCAGCCAAGGCTGGCCGGAGGGGGCACCGTGACCACTGCAATCCGACAACGCCTCGCGATGCTGAGCATTTGGCTGTTGTGCCAGATCGCCGCTGTGATCGCTTCCCTGTGGATGCTGGCCGCCGCCTTGGCCGGCAGCCGACGTGCCTGGACCCTGGCGGTCGCCCACGATCAGCTGGCCAACGCCGCCCTCGGCGGACACGAGGACGAGACGCTCTCCAGCCGCGCCGGCAAAGCCGCGCGCGAGGGCAGGCGCTGGGCCTGTGTGCTGTGTCGGCTGCTCGACCGGCTCGATCCGAACCACTGCGAGAAGTCCATCGAGTCCGATGAGGGCAAGCCCATCGCCTGAGCCTGTCGCACTGCAATCCCCCATTCACCCGATCCGCCGCTGGCGGATTTTTTGTTTCTGGAGAACTGCCATGGCAGATCACTTTCTTCACGGGGTCGAGGTCGTTGAAATCGACAACGGCCCGCGTCCCATTCGCACCGTCCGATCCTCGGTGATTGGCCTCGTTGGCACCGCCCCGGATGCCGATGAGCACAGCTTTCCCCTGAACACGCCAGTGCTGATTGCCGGCTCTCGCCTGGAGGCGGCCAAGCTCGGTAGCACCGGCACCTTGCCGATGGCCATCGACGGCATCTTCGATCAGGCCGGGGTGCTGGTGGTCGTGATCCGGGTGGCCGAAGGTGCAACCGAGTCCGAGACACAGACCCATGTGATCGGTGGTGTCGATGAGGCCGGTCAGTACCTTGGCCTGCAGGCGCTGCTGGCGGCTCAGTCCGTGGCCAAGGTGACGCCGCGCATCCTGATCGCCCCGGGTTTTACGCATCAGCGTCCCACTGATCCCGACGACAGCCAGCGCCAGCTGGCGAACCCGGTCGTGGCGGAACTGCTCGGCATTGCCGAACGCCTGCGCGCGGTGATCATCGCTGACGGCCCCAACACGACAGATGCTGCCGCCATCGACTACCGCGAGGACTGGGGCTCGCCGCGCATCTACGTAGTCGATCCGCACGTCAAGGTGATGAAGAACGGTGCGGTGGTGACCGAGCCAGTCTCAGCACGCGTCGCAGGCCTGATTGCCAAGATCGACAACGACCGGGGTTTCTGGTGGTCGCCGTCTAACAATGTCATCAACGGCATCGTTGGCAGTCACCGCCCGGTGGATTTCGCGCTGGGTGACCCCAATGCCCGGGCCAACCTGCTCAACGAGAACGAGGTGGCCACCATCATTCAGGAGGATGGCTACCGCCTGTGGGGCAACAGCACCTGTTCCTCGGACCCCAAGTGGGCCTTCCTCAGTGTGCGGCGCACCGCCGACATGATCAACGAGTCGCTGCTCCGAGCCCACCTCTGGGCGGTGGATCGCAATATCACCAAGACCTACGTGGGAGAAGTCACGGAGGGGGTGAACGCCTACCTGCGCCAACTCAAAGCCCAGGGCGCGATCCTCGGCGGCAAGTGCTGGGCCGATCCGGACCTCAATTCGCCCCAGTCCATCCAGGACGGGAAGATCTACTTCAACTTCGACTTCACCCCGCCGTACCCGGCCGAGCACATCATTTTCCGCTCGCACCTGGTCGATGACTACCTCGAGGAGATTCTGTAATGGCCATCGAACTACCGCGTGTATTGAAGAACATGAACCTCTTTGTCGATGGTCGCGGCTACGCCGGGCGCATCGACGAGATTCAACTGCCCAAACTGACCCTCAAGACCGAGGAGCACCGTGCCGGTGGCATGGATCTGCCGGTCGAGATCGACCTCGGTATGGAAAAGCTCGAGGCCGAGCTGACCATTGCCGACCACGACCCCGAGGTCTTCAAGCTCTTCGGCCTACTCGACAACGCCGCGACGCAAATCACCATCCGGGGCGCCATCCAGGCGCAGGGGGCAGAAGCCAAGCCGGTCGTCGTCAATCTTCGCGGCGGCTGGAAGGAGCTCGACGCCGGCACCTGGAAGCCTGGCGACAAAAGCACTCTCAAGGTTTCGGTGGCGGCGAGCTACTACAAGCTGACCATCGATGACGAGGAGTTGATCGAGATTGATGCCATCAACCTGGTTCGCAAAGTCGGCGGTACCGATCAGATGGAAGCCATTCGTGCAGCGATTGGTTTGTGATGAATGCCGTGATGAACAACAAGGAGCCCACCCATGAACACCGCTGAACGCATCAAACTGAATTTCCCCATCGAGCACGATGGCGTGCCGATTTCCGACATCGCCCTGCGCCGTCCCACCGTGGGCGACCACCTGGCCGCTCAGAAGTCAGCCGGCACGGATGCCGAGCGCGAGATCCGGCTGATTGCCAACCTGGCCGAGTTGCCGCCAGCGGCGATCCACCAGCTGGACATGAAGGACTACGCCCAACTGCAGAAGGTGCTGGGCGGTTTTTTGCAGTGAATCCGGGTGAGCTTTCCGCCCTCGTGGTGGAGCTCGCCCTCTACACCCACTGGCCTCGATCTGAACTCCTTGCCCTGGACGTGGAGGAGTTGGTCGAGGCCTTGTCATTGGCGCGGCGCTTGTCTGCCGCGCCGTCTCCCTGACCCAAACCGAGGCGCACCATGGCCACAGCGCATCCCGTTCAGATCAGCATTGGTGCCACGCTGGCGGCTTCTCTGGGTTCGGCGGTGCGCGGTGCCCAGGCCCAGCTGAACCAGCTGGGCTCCACGATGGCCGAACTGGGCAACAAGCAGTCGGGCATCAAGCAGCTGGAGACCTTGCGCAGTCAGGCCAAGGATGCGGCACTGGCCATGCGTGCTGCCCAGCAGAAAGTCTCCGGGCTAGAAGCGAATATCGCTGGTCAAGGCGGCGAGCCCTCTGCCAAACAGGCCAAGGAACTGGAGCGTGCCCGTGCGGCAGCGGCTCGGGCGGAGGAGGCCTACCGCCGCCAGCGGGCAGCGGTGGATGAACTGAGCACCTCTTTGCAGCGCGCTGGCGTCAATACCCGCGCCATGGGCAGTGAGTCTGCGCGCCTTGGCAGCCAGCTGGAGACGCTCCGATCCCGCACCGAAGCCCTGACCCGCGCCCAGCAGGCCCAAGCCCGCAATCTGGAGAACCGCAGCGCCTACCGCGCCCAGATGATGGATGCGGTGGCCTTGGGTGGCGCGCTCTACGGCTTGGTGCAACCGGCGGTCCAGTTTGAATCGGTGATGGCGGACGTCAAGAAGGTGGTCAACTTCGACACGCCGGATCAGTTCGGGCAGATGTCCAAAGATGTGCTCTTGCTGTCGACCCGCATCCCGATGGCCGCTGACGGCATTGGTGCCATCGTCGCGGCCGCAGGGCAAGCCGGCATCGCCCGCGAGGAGTTGCTGCGCTTTGCCGAGGACGCCGCCAAGATGGGCGTGGCCTTCGATCTGTCGGGCCAGCAGGCCGGTGCGGCGATGACGGGCCTGCGCTCGATCTTCGGGCTGACGCAAGATGAGGTGGTCAAACTCGGTGACGCCATCAACCACCTCTCGAACAACATGGATGCCAAGGCGTCCGACCTTCTGGACATCGCCAATCGGGCCGGCTCGACGGCGAAGCTGTTTGGTCTCTCCGGCGCGCAGTTGAATGCCCTGGGTGCGACCTTTCTGGCGCTCAAGACGCCACCCGAGGTGGCGGCTACCGGCATCAATGCCTTGCTGATGAAGTTGGCCACGGCCGATAAGCAAAACGAGAAGTTCCAGCAGGGCCTGCAAGACATCGGGCTGTCGGCCGAGGTCATGAAGCAGATGATCCAGCTTGACGCCCAAGGGGCGCTCACCACCTTCTTGCAGCAGGTGAAGAAGGCCCCAGATCTGATGGGCACCTTGTCCGACCTCTTTGGCATGGAGTACGCCGACGACATCGCCAAGCTGGTGGGCTCGATGGGCACCTACGAGAAGGCGGTGGGCTTGGTGGCCGATCAGACGGCCTACGCCGGGTCGATGCAGAAGGAGTACGAGGCCCGTTCGGCGACCACCGCGAACAACCTGCAGCTCTTGAAGAACCAGATGAGCCGGCTCGGCATCACGGTGGGTAATGCGCTGTTGCCCGCCTTGAACAGCCTGGTGGGCGCGCTGATGGGTCCTATCGATAGCCTGGCCAATCTCGCCGAACGGTTTCCTATCGTCACGCAAGTGGTGGTGGGCACCGTCGGTGCCGTGTTGGGTTTGAAGGTGGCCACCATCGCACTGGGTTACGCCTGGACCTTCGTGAAGGGGCCGATCCTCGGTGCCCAGGTAGCGTTTCGGTCGGCGCGGGCCGGTCTGGCGTTGCTGCAAGTGCAGGCGGCGGCCACCGGCGCCAGTGCCGGCATTTTGTCGCTCGCCTGGACTCGCATTCAGACGGCGCCCTGGGTTTGATTGCCCCGATCAAGTCGGCGGCGCTGGCCTTCTGGGCAATGCTACCTGCGATTGGCGCGACCACAGTAGCGCTCTTGGCCAACCCGATCACCTGGATTGTGGTCGGGATCGGTGCCGCCGTTGCCGGTCTGGCGCTGGTGATCCGCAAATACTGGGACCCCATCGCTGCCTATGTGGGGGGCGTGTTCGAGGGCATTCGCGCAGGCGTCCAGCCAGTGATCTCCAGCTTGACTACGGCACTGGCACCGCTGGCACCAATTGGGACTGTGATCGCCAACGTCTTCGGTTTTATCGCTGATGCAGTCAGTGGTCTGGTCGGCTGGTTCGGTGATCTGCTGGCCCCGGTCACCCTGTCCAAGGATGAATTCGACAGCCTCTCGGCGTCAGGTCAGTCCCTCGGGTCGGTGATCGGCAGCGTATTGAGCACGGCTTTCACGGTGCTGACCTTGCCGATCCGGGCGGTGGGCACCTTGGTGGGCTGGGTCATCGAGGGCTTTACCGCCTTGGTGTCGTTTTCACCGTTGCAACTCATCAGTGCTGCCTGGCAGCCGGTGGCGGATTTCATGACCGGTCTCTGGTCAGGTATCACTGCAACCGTCGGGCAAGCCATCGACTGGATCGCGAGCAAGATCGGCTGGGTGATGAATGCCGGCAAACAGGTCGGCGATTGGTTCGGCTCGCTCTTCGGTGGAGAGAAGCCTGTCGCATCCACGACCACCGTTGCAGCCTCCCCGCGTCCGGCAGCGGTAGGCAGTACGGCCTCCTTGACTGCACCACGCCTATCCGTGGGGGCGGCTCCGGTGTCCATCTCGTCGATGTCAGCGGGTAACCCGCCAGTGACAAGCGCCAGACCGTTGTCGATGCCGGCTCAACCGCTGGCTCCGCGCGGGAATACCAGCGTGTCGCTGTCTGCTCCGATCACGGTCAACGCCCCGCCCGGTATGGATGCACGCGAGATCGCGGCACTCATCGAGTCGCGCCTGCGCACCCTGATGCGCGAGACCGCCCGCAGTCCGGCAGCGGCAATGTACGACTGATCCCAAGCACGTCAGTCTCCTTCCCTATTTTTGTCGAGGTGTGACATGGCCGAACGGGTGATGTTGGGCCTGGGCGAGTTTCGCTTTGAAATCGCCACGGCCGCCTACCAGAAGTTCTCGCTCAACCAGTCCTGGCGATGGCCGGAACAAGCGCGTATCAACCGCGATCCGGCACTGCAGTTCGTCGGCCGCAACGTCGGCGAGATCGAACTCGATGGTGTGATCTACCCGGGCTTCAAGGGAGGCCTGGGCCAGATCGAAGCGATGCGTGCCCTGGCCGATGCCGGCAAGCCACAGCAGTTGATCGATGGCTTGGGCCGCATTTGGGGTGCCTGGGTGATCACGGAGATTGGCGACACCCGCACCGTGTTCACCGATGACGGCCAGCCGAGGAAGCTGGAGTTTCGGGTCAAGCTCAAGGCCTATGGGGAAGATGACCTCGGGCAGGCCACGATCAAGCCAACAGCCCGCGCGGCATCGGCGATTGCCTCGGCGACGTCTGTGACCGAAGCCACGACCAGGCTGGCGGCGCTGACTGCTGCAGCCGAGGCCCTGCCTGAGATCACGCCGGCGATGACGCCAACCGCGCTGCAGTCCGCGATATCGGCCACCCAAGGGGTGGTCGCTGAAGTCACCCAGACCGTTGCCGGCATCGCCAACGAAGTTTCTGGTGCGATCAACGGGGCCGTCGGGGAACTGCGGCAGGCGGTGCTGGATGCGATCCCGCCGCAGGCCTTGCAAGCGGTACGCGATGTGCAGGACGCCGTGGGCGAGATCATGACGCTACGCCAAAGCGTGCAAGCCACGGTCGCCGGCGTCAAAAACCTCCCCGCAGCCTTGAAGCGTGATGTCGCAGGCATCGATGGCGCGTTGCAACTGGCCAGTTTCCGGATCAAATCCTCTGGCGATGTGCTGCGCGATACGCAGATGACCTTGTCCACCATCGCCCGCCTGGGCGACGCTGCCGCCACCCGCGCCCAGCAGGCCGCCGCTGACACGGGCGGCAGCATCGCCAAGAGCGCAGAGCAGATCAATGCCTTGTGTGCCAAAGCTCAGGGCTGCACGGCGAAGATCGTCGAGAAGTGGGAGGGATGGCATGCCTAAACGCGTCACGACCCACGACGGCGATGTGCTCGATGAGCTGGTCTGGCAGCACTACGGGCGCAGCGACGTTCTGTCGGCCGTGTTGGAAGCCAATCCGCACTTGGCCCAGAGGCCCCCGGTGCTTTCGGCCGGCTTGCTGATCGAACTCCCTGATCTGCCGCTACCGGTCGAAGCGTCGGTGATCCGGCTGTGGTCGTAAGGAGGCAAGGATGCAACCGATATTCCGCATCTACGCCAACAGCCAAGAGATCACTGCCGCCATCCGCGACCGCCTGATCGAATTGGTGGTCACCGACGAAGCCGGCATCCAGTCCGATGAGCTGAAGCTGACGTTGGACGACCGCCGCCGTGAGGACGGTTCCATTGCCGAACTGCCCCGGATCGGCACGGTGCTGACCGTCTCCATCGGTTATGCCGAAACCCGGCTGGTGTCTTTGGGGCGTTTCATCGTTGATGAGCTCGAGATCCGCTCGCCACCGGCCACGCTGTCGGTCTCGGCCAAGGCCGCTGACATGGTCGGACCGTTTCGCAGCCCCAAGACCCGCTCGTGGGATGAGACCTCTCTCGGAAAGCTGGTCGCAGCCATCGCCGCTGAGCACCGCTATCAAGCCAAGATCGATCCGGAGCTGGGCGCCATCGCGATCCCGCATCTGGACCAGACCGCCGAGTCGGATATGGCGCTGCTCACGCGCCTGGCGACCAAACACGATGCCGTGGCCAAACCCGTGGCCGGCTTCCTGGTACTGGCCAGGCAAGGGGCGATCAAGACCATCACCGGGCAGGTGATGCCGACGATCACCCTCAGATCCAGTGATCTCGCCGAATGGCGCTACCGACACTCGGCCCGAAAACCCGGCGGCAGTGGCTCCACCAAGGACCGTGATACGCAAAAGCCACCAACCACGGCTACCGGCGGCACCAAGGCCTACTGGTGGGACTTCGAGAAGGGCGAGCGCCGCGAAGTCACCACCGGCCAGCCGCCTTTCGAGGAAATCCGCTACGTCCATGCCACCGAGGCCGAGGCCAAGGCGCGGCCGCGACGCGCAAGAACACCGGGGAACGTGGGCAGGGCGAACTCTCGTTCAGCCTACCCGGTGATCCGAGGCTCGCCGCCGAGGGACGGCTGTCGCTCTCCCTGCGCCCGGGTATCCCCACAGACTGGCGCATCAAGCGTGTCGAGCACCGCCTCGGTGCCCAGGGCTACACGACGCAGGTCGAGTGCGAGCGCTTCACCGCGTCGCCCGTGCCAGTGACCGATACCCCCACTGAACCCAGCGCATAAGGAGGACACCGTGCCCGAAAAAGATCCTTCGACCTACGGCCTGATCACCTACCTGTGGGTGACGGGCCTGGCCGCCTGGGGTGGCCTGGTCAATTTCTACCGCAAGGTCAAATCCGGTGAGACCCGTGCCTTCAACGTGGTCGAGCTCATCGGTGAGATCGCCACCTCGGCGTTTGCCGGTCTCATCACCTTCTGGCTGTGCGAGGCCGCGCAGTTCAATCCGCTGGTCACCGCCGCCCTTGTCGGTATTTCCGGCCACATGGGCAGCCAGGCTATCTACCAACTGGAGCGCTGGGCGCAGACGCGTCTGGGCAAGGAGCGGCCATGAACCCCATCGACACCATCCTCGACGAAATCATCCGCCGTGAGGGCGGCTATGTGAATCATCCCGCCGACCGGGGCGGGCCAACGAACTTCGGCATCACCGCGCAGACGCTGGGCAGCTGGCGCAAGCTCGGCCGACCGGCTACGGCTGCCGAAGTGCAGGCGCTGATGGAAGCGGAAGCCCGTGCCATCTACCGCCAGCAGTACATCACTGACCCCGGGTTCGAATCCATCACGCATCCGGCGCTGCTGCATCTGCTGGTCGATTCCGGTATCCATTCCGGGCCAAAGCGGGCGGTGCAGTGGCTGCAGACGGCACTCGGCGTGACGGCCGATGGCGTTATCGGCCCCAAGACCCGCGCGGCATTGGCTGCCGCCAACCCAGGCGTGCTCTACGGCAAGGTGCTCGGGCAGCGACTGCGCCACCTCGGTCGGATGATCACCCATGATCCGAAGCAGTCGGCGTTCGCCGCCGGTTGGATGAACCGGATGGCTGAATTCGTGGAGGGCTCGGTATGACCCCGATCCTCACCACCTTGGCCCCGGGCCTGCTCGAAGCCGGTAGCCGACTCATCGACCGTCTGGTGCCGGACCCGGCCGAACGCGAAAAAGCCAAGCTCGCGCTGCTGCAGGCGGAAGGGCAGCTGGCACTGCAGGAGATGCAGACGAGTCTCTCGGCGATCCTGGCTGAGGCCAACTCGCAGGACCCCTGGACCAGCCGGGCACGGCCGACCTTCCTCTACGTGATCTACGGCGTGATCCTGCTGTGCGTGATGGGCGCCATCATCGGCATCTGGTGGCCAACGCACGTCTTCCAGGCAGCGGAGAACCTGAACAAGCTGCTGGGCGCGGTGCCGGAGAGCCTGTGGTGGCTCTTCGGTGCCGGCTACCTGGGCTACACCGGGGCGAGGAGCTTCGACAAGTGGCGTGGGCCGGCTCGGTGACCGGTGTTGCCGAGCACGACAGTCTGAGACGACGATCCCCCGATCTCACTGCCTTCACGGGTGGTGGGGTCGGGGGATTTTTGCGTTTGTCAGGTCGCGTTAGCGCCAGGGGGGTTCATCGCAGCAAAGAACGCTGCGGTATTGATGATCTTCTTTTCGGCGGCCTCTGCACGCTTGTTATGCCGACTGAACTGATTCCGAAAAAACTCCGTATCGGCATTCTGCTGTAGTTGCGCCAGGCATCGAACCCAATCTATCGCCACGGTCGAGCGGTGTTTCGGCTTATCACCGTAGGGTATGTTGTACTCAACCACCGGAAAGTCTGCTCGATGATTGGTTTCGAATCCTTCAAGACAACCGGGATCGACGGCACAGCCCATCCATTCTTGACCTGCCTCGAAATTGTGTGCGTTCACGACACCCGTCCCGACCACGTTTGCTTGCGGTTTTCCGTTCAACGGTAGTTCGATGAGTTGGATGCTGCCTTTGGATATGGCACCTCGATGCGGCAGCCCGAGAGTCAGTGTCATGCTGAGATAGGCAGCCGTGAATTGAGCAAGATGCACCAGAGCTTCAAACGTGTCGTCGTTGGTCCAGGCGATCAGCGTGTCGGACATGACATGGAAATTGAGCCCGTCTTGCTCGACGTCTTGCAGGATATTGCCATGAGCGCGAACGCTGAAGTTGGGCATCCGGCCGAACATCGGTCCAGCAAAGGCCGCTGTGGCAGCGGCTGTCTTGTGGAACTCAGTGTCGTAGATCTTCCTGAGGTCCTCGGGGGAGTTGTTGCTGACCAGCTGAGAAAATCCCAAGACGTCGAGAAACAGCACAAACCGTTCTG